TTCCATAATTTTCTCTAATAAATAAATTCCCCAAGGACCAAATTCGAATAAATACTCGTCAGCATGAACCATAACAGGCTGAAGAGGTTTTGCAGCACTCTGAACACGATCTTTGAGCTTCCATTGCGTCTTTGCAGTCATGAGAATTCCGAAATCAGGTTCAGCCCTATTAAGAGACATTCTTTTCAAGGCTTGACTTCGGTCACCTCTTCTGATCTGGAAAGCTTCAACGCACTTGTCATACTGTAGCTCATTTAAAGCGACTTCTCCATGCCACCCAAGATACTCAGTTAGAGATCTCCAACAAAGATGACCAAACTCCTCTTGAGTTTTAATCTGTTCGAGGTTTTCCTCAACAGAAGCGAATCTGATTCTTTGCTGATAGGCTGCCAAATAAGAAACCTTATCATTGGCCATTTGCCTCAAACCCCAATTATATATATTCGGCATAAATTTAGTAGGATCCTCATATGGGTTTCCGGCTTTCAAGCGTCTAAGTACATTAAACCGCTTAATACGTCTATTTGGCCCAGGTTCCTTATCAACTAATGCTTGCATGATATTTACGGCATCTTTTCTCTGCTGCTGTTCATCAGGCAACTGCAAAGAATATTCTCCTCTCTGTTTTAGTTCACCTATATATCTCTCCATTAACATGGAATGTTTTTCTATGAAACCTTCCTCATCTTCAATTGGAATGGAAGTGGGTATATTCGGCTCTGGAGGAAAATATTCAGGAACATTAACTTCAACTTCATGATACTCCTCATGGGTGTCAATGTGCACCCAAAATTGGTAAGCTTTTTCGTAAACTTCATCATCATAATCAAGTCTACTTCCGGCTCTTTTCTCATCAGGATCTATGAATCTCTCTAACTGATCTGGTGCGTGCCATTGCTTTACAAAATCCCAATTTCTTAACTTCTCGGGCGGTCCGGAAAGAACAATTTCCATACCATCTCTCGAAATGTTAGGACAACAATCGTAAATCGATACAGTATGTTCTGGATGTAATTTCAACCTCTGACCCGGAACATACCTCTTACGATAATAAGCTAACTGTTTGAAAACGGGATGAGCATCTTCCAAAGCTTCGCATCTATTTGGATTGCTCCACTTGATAACGAACAAAATCCAACACGACCTCGTCATTGGTGTATAAATCATCCTAGGATCAGTACCACCGAGCACCTTCTCATCAATTTCTATAATACACAGAGGAACACTCAAACCTTGACTACCAGCGAAACTGTTGACTTCACCACCTCTGAGCTGTTCAGCCCACACGGTGTTGAAATGAGCAGCATAAAACTCATGTCTAGTTTCCCATAACGTGAATAGAGTTTGATCGGTCATCCCTATGTGAGACATATGAGGTTTCAAATCCTGCCATTGAGTAGGCATAGTGTAAGAAAACATAAAACCTCCATCCCTTTTGCAGAAGGTAGGCATTCTCCAGAAACCAGAATTGAACTCAGGTAATCGATAAGTTCCGATCATATAAGAATCTGCATACTTATTGTAATACTCAGCTTCCCCTTGTATATCAGGATCGTTAAGTAAACAATCTGAATTTGGCTCGTGCCAGGAAGTTTGGAACGGATCACAAAGGAAAATGTGATATTGAACTTCAGGATTTACAATATGGTACAAAGCATGATAACCTTTTGGGAACTTATTTTCGTCCGTGACAGCGACCACTCCAGTCCTACCATCAGCTAGAGCTTTCTCAAAAGTGGTAACCATAGTGCCAGGCATTCCTCTACCATTTCTGTCTTTCTTAGGTGCATCCAAATGATTTCGCCAATCTTGAGCTAAGACTGAAGTGGGA